TTAACCCATTAATTCCGTTTTCAAAATTATAGATATTCATTTTATCTAAATTTGAGACAACCCCTTTTGAAACTGCTTGAACCGATACTCCTACGCTTTTTGCATAATCAGTAACTTCTTTCATTATTTCACCCACATTATATATTGATACACCAACTTCTCTAAAATTTTTCGCTAAATCTTCGAATCCTAAACCTGTAATTTGTGAAGCGGCTCCTATTTCTCTTAACGCTTCTTGTCCTACAACACCAGTTGTTCCTAAAGCATCACCTAGTTTTATTATTATTTTTGCAGCATCTTCTTGTGATAATCCGAACATAATTAACTCAGGTGCTAAATCTGCAATGGATTGTTTAAATTCACCAACACGTTGTTTTGAAACTCCGAATGCATTTTGTATTTCAGTGGCCTCAATTTCTAAAAATCCCATAGCATCTCCTAAATCCATATTATTTCTGGTTTCTTTGATTGCGTCATTTATTTTAGCAAATCCAGGTAATATACTTCGAGTGTAATTTTCAAAAGAAGAAAAATTTAGGTTAAATTTACTTGATGTTTCTGAAAACGCCGATTGTACTCTACCAAATTTTTCGTTGGCAGCCTTTAATTCTTTCTCTAACTCAGCAATTTTTTTTTCTTGTTCTGTTTGTGGCATTTTGGGTTTTTAAATAAATATTACTTGTTAAAGTTTTGATAAAGTTCAACAATTTTATCAATCAAATACTTTCTTTCATAAGTTGGGATAGTCCAAAATTCTGAATATTGGATATTCAATTGTTTGTTTAAAACAAAAAACTCGTCTAATAAATGGGTTTTATACCCCAAAGAAAGGCCGAAAAAATTCCACCCCAAAGGATATCGAGAACGATACCTTTTCTCCAGACGGGGCGTTTGTTTCTTTTAGTAATTCCAATCTAGGTTCATTATCATTTAAGAATTTTCTTAAAAATTTGGAATCCGCGATTGGCATATTTTCACAAAATGTTGAGATTTTATTTCTATCATCACTACCGTCCATTGAAACAATATGCTTGTTTAGTTTTGTGGTTACTGTTGGTGGTGTTCTTTCTGATGGATATGAATCAATTATTCTATCAATTTCCATAGTGTCTCGTAATGTTAAAGGTTTTACCTTAACTTTAGTTTTAGAAATTGGTAATTCAATTGTCCATGTACCATCTTCATCAGGTTTAACATTTGATCGCTTTATATTTAAAGCGTCTAAAGCGAAGGTATGTGGAAATCTTTTATTAGTTATTGGATCTTCCAATGATATTTTGTATTCAGGTCCAAATGATGTGTTTCTTAAAAAGATTAAAATTGCTTCAATATCTGTTTCTAATAAATCTTCGGGTCTAATGTCTTTCTCGTATAATCTATTTCTTAATAAAGGTAATATGATAGATTCTTTAATACTTTTTCTTGACTCAACATTAGAAATTATGTTTTCGTCGGCCGCGGTTAAATAACCAACCCTAACACTTTTCTTTTTGGATGTGTAAAAAATACCACCTGAAGGAAGTGTAATAACATCATGTGGTAATTTTAAATATTGATGTGCTAAAGTATATTCATCTTGATTTTGCATAGTATTTGTATTTTAATCAAAAAATAAAAAAAAACAGTACATAGTAAAGTGTACGGTTTTAATATTAAATGATAATGAATTTTAGTATACTAATACACAACGATCCATTTGGATTTGACAAGTAACTCCCGCAATACTTTCACTACTATATGAAAGTGAACCTCCATCATATCCTAAAAGAAATGCCCCCTCTAAAATCCATTTTTCTACAACAACACCTGTTGGGTCTAACATCTCAAGGTCAACATTTTTTTTGTACCCTGCAGCATATCCCATACGTCCAGTCACAGATTCAGCACACAAACGAATCCATTCCATAATCGCTTGAGAAGCTGAAGGACCGATAGGGTCACGAAATTTAATTGATAACGAATCCCATTTAAATCTACCAGCAACATAGGTTGAAGTATTTAAAAATTGAATTTCCGTAGATCCGATAGTCATTTTAGGTCGAGAGAATGTTTCAACATACCACTCATTTATACCCAATGAAGACGGAAATCTTACTATCCATCTATTCTCCCTTTTCGGTTCGTAAGGGATAGGCATTTTCATTAACAAATCAGCCATTTTTTATAGTTTTTTAATTTTTTTATTTTTTTTATTTTATTATAAATACTATGAAATAAAAATTTTTCTATTTACTTCAATAATTTTTCGAGTTATATCTTTTATAGGCCTATTTTTTTATTCAAATTTAGTTTTCTTTCCTCCTCCAGTATGATAAATGTCTAGTCCAGATTCATCATCAAAATGTTTTTTCATTGTTTGTACATTCTTTAAATCATCATCTGAAAAACCAATATAAGGTGTAAAATAATTAGATATTTTGTTTTTCATAAATGCCTTTTCTTGTAATCTTTGAGATAGGTTTTTAACATTCTTTATAAATTGTCTCATAGCACTGACTTTTAACTCTTCAGGATTGACAGCTGAACCTTCTCCGAAACTTACAGGATGCCATTTACACATCTCCAAATAAGTCTTAACAAGTTCGTCATCAGATAAATCGTCTTCATCAGTAATATCTCTATACTTTCTAAGATTTTTAACAAGTTTTTTTTTATTTAATCCATGCATATTTTTTTGAATTAAATTATAAACCGCGTTTTTTAAAACACTTGGGGTATGTCCTCTTGCGGTAATTATTGCAAAAATAGACCCATTATTAACCGCCTCAACAAAGTCGTCCCATGCCGGTCCTATTGGGGCTCTCATTGCATCGACTAAAAACTTTTTATCACCAGTAACTCTGAAGTCTCTAAACGCGTTTTCATCAAAACTTACAATAGTATGACCCTCATATTCAAATGGTTCATTACCTATCTCAGTTCGGTATTCTGCAAAATCTTCAGTAGACATACCAACACTTTTTCCATTTTTATCTTTTAAATAAATTTTGGTTGGCATATACATAAGATTGTCATCCCAGTCAAAAGCATAATACTTCATTGTTGGTGTCATCTGATCTTGAATTATTTCAGATATAATTTGGTTAACTAAATTTTTGTAATTCATAATAATAAATATCCATATAAATTAAAAAGGGGAACAAAAGTCCCCCTTCTTATTTTAATTATCAAACATCTTATATATTCTCAAAAGACGCTCCCGTAGGTGTGATGTAGAATGTAATATCGATGAATTCAAGTGATCTTGTTGGTTTAATATAAATTTTACCAGTCAATTGATTTCTGTCGATATCTTCAGGGTCACTTGATACCGTAACTCTAAAGTCATATAAACCTCGGTCTCTTCTGATAGCATCTAAGATAGGATTCACCGCATTTAAAAAGTCTTGTCTAACTTGTGCGTCGTTTTGTTCAAACAACAACCTTACAGATACTGCTGAAATCAATTTACGTGCTTGTAATAACAATCTTCTAACGTTAATTCTATCAAGAGCGGATTCTCTAATTTGTAGAGTTTTATTACCCCAAATTACCGTACCAACATCAGAGAAAGTTGCAATCGGGTTAATTCTTCCACCATATAGAATGTCTCTATCTTCTTGAGTTAATTTTTTACGAGCTTTAATACAATTTACAATACCACGAGTGTAACCTGCTGCTGCAAACCATGGGTAAGCAATATTGTCGGTTAATGCTAAGTTTCTTGTAACCTCAGCCGTTGGTGGAATATAGATTTGAGTGTTATTAACCGTATCTCTTGTTAATACCCAAGGATAATAAGTTGCCGTATAGTTTGAGTCAATTCCTGAATCAGACAATAAATCAACGGCTTCAGTTGGGTATATTAGGTTATCATCTCCTGTTGTAGTTGGTGAGAATAAGTTGTAATCAGGACAAGTGGTTACATATAACGAATCCGCTCTATCGAATTCAATCATATTGATTGCCGACTCAACAAGATTCGAGTTATTCATAAAATCAATACCGGGAGTAACAAATACATTAATGTTTGTGGCTTCAGGGTTTGCAAATGTTTGCTGACCTAACAAATATGCGTAATAGTCAGTGTTTGCAAAATCTTGAGTACCATCACCAACAGATATTTGTTTGAATGCTCCCCATCCACTTGCGTTAGGGTATCTATCTGATGGACAAGCTCCCCTTAAGAAACCAGGTCTACCTAATACAAATCTATCGGTATTTGTTCTTGATTCTCTATAGATATCCCATCCGTTAAATCCTCCTTGAACTAATAAAGTAAACTTACGTGCGAATAATCTGTAGTAGTCGTTAGCAGGGTCTTGAGGATCATTAATGAATGAATAATTACCACATACAAATCTTGGATTTCCACTTGTACTAAATCCTCCACCTATTGTAATACCTGAAGCATTTTTATCCATATGGAAACCAGCCGATCTGTAGTTCCAATCAATACCATCGATATCACAACTATTTACAGGATTTCTCTTACCAACATATTCAAAATATGAAGAATCCCATCCGTAGAAATTACCAATACCTAAGTATGTTCTTCTGATATTATCACCACTACTTACAATAACATCATCAACGCCAGTACTTGTACCGAAAGGTGGGTTCCAGATTGGTTCTCCAGGGAAGTTGTATTTTGATTTAATAATAGGAAAAGATGGTTGAGCTCCTTGATATAATCTAAAGTTAAATCCGTTGAACCCACAAGGAAGTGCGTCAATCGGTGCGTCCTCATTAATTTCAACCATAACATATCTCGAATTTAAAACGTATTCACCATTAAATGTACCTATTTTAACACCAATAAAGTTATTTTGTTCAGGATCCATACCACAATTTGTGAATTTCTCAAGTACAACAGGATTTGCATCGGTATCGAAATAATCTCTAACTAATACCGTAAATGTACCATTCGAGAAAGATAGATCAACAATTGATATTTTAACTAATGTGTTAGCACCATCACCATCAGATACGGTATAGAATTTAAATAGGTCATAAACCTTGTTACCTCTAAGTTCAGAAACTAACCATGGGGAACTCGGGGTTTGCCATCTATCTAAATACCACCCAATTGAATGAACGTCACCGCTTTGAGCAGAATCTAATTCGATTAGGTTTGGATTTAAACCTCTAATATAACCTTTTCTCCAAGAATAGTTTAACCATGATTGGAATCTTTCTTCACAGAATAAAGGAACTTCTAATCTTGGTTTTTGGAAGTTAGTAACGCCAAATACTTTAGTAATATACTCAGGATCGTTTTGTAAGAAAGACGTTTCAAAAGTATAGTTTTGTCCGTATCTGTTTTTAGCGTTCACCGCAAATGTTGCGTATGGGTTTTTAAGAACAGATGAATACTGACCTGCCATATTTAAAGACACATCTGTTGTACCAGTAACTTCGTAAGTTGGGTTTTCATCATTAGTATATAATGAAACTCCTCTAGAACGTAATGTACCAATAACAACATTATCATATTGAGTGTAAGATGTACCTGTATAATAATATATTTTAACGACCAAATTACCTGAATAACAATTAACAGGTACAGGTGATGGTGTTGGTGTAACATTCACTTGTGGTGAAGGTGTTATACAAGGATTTTGTGCCGAAGGTGTTGGTGTCGGAGTTGCTGACGCAATTATCGTAGGTGTTGGTGTTGGAATTGGACTGTAGTTTTGTAAGTTTTGTACTATACCAAAGAATGAAAATCCTGAATACCCAAACCCAATTGCCTCGTGGTCAAATAAGGAATAATACCAAGAATCGTTAAATCCTGATGATAAATTATTCTCAGTAAATGGAATTGATGGTACTTGGAATACATTTGTAGTTCCTGTAAACCCTGTCATTGATAAGTGATAATAATCTTCATCAGCAACAGAACCAAAGTAATAAATTTTTTCATCTTCAGCCAAGAATGGTGTAGGACTTGTTATTACATCAAATACCAAATCTTGAAGTTGAGTTAACAATGTTGAATTTCCACCTTGTGGTGTTTCATAAGACTCATTTAATTTAACCAACAATTCTTGAGGAAACGCCGATGATGATAAGAATGACACCGATGTTGGTGAATCTGTACATGCGGAAAATGGAATTGAATAACTTTCCTCCCTTGGAATTAAACAAATTGGATCACAAGGATCTTCAGGTAAAGTCCCTCCACTTAAACACCACACATCAATTGTAGATGGGTCAACGTTGGCCGTTGTTGTTATAGACCAAGACGGACCTGCGTCATATCCTGATAAACCTAATATTCTTGTTACGAATAATTGATTAGATTGTTGTAAATATGCTTTAGCGATATAAGCCGCTTCATATTTAGGAATTTGTGTATTCACAAATTTTTCTGGTGAAGTACCTCCGAAGTATTGAGTAAATTCATCAAAATTAGTGATGAAAATAGGTTCAAATGCCGGACCGATAATAGTTTCACCAACGATCCCCAAAGTTGTAACACCAACGCTTTGAGCTACAAAACTCAAATCTACCTCTGATGTATAAACTCCAGGTGAAACAAATACTTTACTGTTAGTTGCCATAATTTATTTTTTCCCGATTAATTATTTTATTTTCTTATAAATATTCATTTATTAAGCAAAAACTTTACAAAACAAAAAGTATTTATATTTTGGTAAGATTTTATTCTGACTTTTTTCTACCATTATGTCTAAGGATAATAAGAAAATAAAAAATTTGAAGATTGACATCTCAGTACATGAGATACTAAAAAAATATTGTGATAAACGAGGAATAAAAATGTACAAGTTTTTAGAACATCTAATTTTAGAAAAATGTACTGAGAAAAGAGATATATACGGAGAGTAATTACAAAAGATCTTCAGAAAACTCTAAAGTAGAAACCAAATTAGTGTCGTTTTTCACAATATCTATTTTTAACAAATCATTGGTGTTAATTCGAATTTCGAATAAATCCGAACCAAAATAAAAATCATTTATGTATATATCGTATGAAGATACATTTTCGGACTTTATTAGTGACATATTACAAGTGTATTCAAATTCTTTAGATAGTTCATTAACACCTAATTCATAATTAAATGTTGTTGATTGTGGAATATTAGGTATAGGTCTTTTTTGTTTTTTCTTTTTTGTTTTACCATCAACCTCGAACATCGTGAATGTTCTTGAAATTGCGGGACTGACTTCAAAATCATCCTCATCTAAAAGAAATCCCATCATTGTAAAATCATATTTTTGAATATAATATTTTCTTTTATCAACATCCATAACAGATTCATCCGTCATACCATCATTTATTATAGGAATATAATGACCTTTTATAACTTGATATGCCTGTCTTGATGCAAATGTTTGATTTATGTTTTGATTAAATTTATTTATTTCTCGCATTCTGTTACAAACAATCGCAACTTGAAATTTAATGTCGACAGGTATTGGCTGAGGTATTTTGTATATGTCCATTACATTTCTTTGTCCATCCCATGTTGGAACTTGCATATAATAATAAGTTCTTCTATTTGGAATATTATACATTACCGATGGATTATTTCCGTATTTAACTTCAGGAATTCTAATTATAGTTATAAAAGGAGGTTCTACGTTTTTATCTATGTTTTGAAAATCCCAAGTCTCAACAAATTGACTCCAATTTTGACTTGTAATTAAAATGTCGACCACAGGTATTTTGGTACCTTCAACTATTGTCTCTAAACTTTCTTTGACGAAATCTAAAAATCCTCTGTCCAAATCCGCATGTAGTAATGACTTAGGTAGATAAGTACCATCATTAGAAATCATATCGGCAATCTGATGTCTTCTTGCCAATAATGTTTTTGGGTAAGTCAAGGGAAGATATGATTTAACTTGTTTTTTCGGAAGCGCCATAATTAAAGAGCTCTAAATTCGTCAGTACCGACAGGTGATCCAGTTATGGTTCGATAGAAAGGTTTATACCCTTTATAAATATGTTTTAAATCAGAATATACACGACCATCGTCCACTACGGTATAATATCTTACAAAATTTTCACTATCGTAATACCCAACATAATCTCCCAAATTTATGTCAATTTCTAAGTCATTTAATGTTTTAATATAAACAGACATTGTAATATTTCCTGGTTCGCTTTGAACTATTTTAGTAGACCCAATTTTTGTGTTTGTTGGGGCAACTATTTGAACGTAAGCATTAAATTCGACAGGGGGTAAAAATTTTATCCCGTCTTTTAAGACTTCACCATAAACATCATCAATTTTAATTTTGTTTTTATCAACTCTATATAATACGCAAGTAAAATTCATATCTCCTACCAACCACTCTTGTCCCATGCTGATCTCCAATTCAAAATCACTGTCACCAAAAAATTTACCTAACCTCGTTATAGGAACATTACTTTTCATTTGGGTGTTTTATTGATAAATATACATTTTATTGTTATTTTTAGTGAAAGACTTGAATTGGATAATATATCGTCTTTAGTTGAACACAAAGCTCTTGAACTACTTGATTCTTATAGTGGTGCAAATAACTACATACTTTTTTTAAAACAGAAAAAAGAAACATCCAAAAAGTTTTATCCTACCCGAGCCCAAGCAGATTATATTATAAATTACTTTGAAACAACACCAAAGGTTGCAAGAAAGTGGGTTGAGTTAGACACCTACTTCGCTAAGAAATTTGCCGAAGAAAAATATTTGTTACAAACTCCTGAAAAAATTTATATAGAAAAATTACTCGTAGAAAAAGAAAAATCATATCACGTTTGGGGAAAGTTTTTTAAAAAGGACCAATTGTCTGAATTTTGGGTCCCCAAATCAGCACTTATAAAAACACACAATGTTCAGAGTGTTGAAATTGATTATTCAAAGTATTCCCACCGACCGCCATTAAATCATCAAAAAATTGCAATTGAAAGGTTGGTAGGATCCAAAAGATTTATTTTGGCAGATGATATGGGGGTGGGGAAATGCGAGTATGTAAAAAACGAAGTATTTACCCCGATTGGTAGAAAAAAAATTGGTGATTTAAAAGTGGGTGACAAAGTAATTGGTAGTGATGGAAAATCTCATAATGTTATTGGTGTATTTCTACAGGGTGTCAAAGAAACATATAAAATCACATTTAATGACGGATTTTCAATTTTAGTGGGGGATGAACATTTATGGTCAGTATCATCACCAAATTATGGCCAAAATACAAAAAACAAAAGACGAAAAAAATCTTTAGTATTATCAACTAAACAAATGTTTGAGGGGGGTAAAATAAAAGTTAAAGGTGTTGGTCATAATAAGGATAAGGAATATGAAATTGAAACTTACTTCAAGTCAACAAACGGAAATAATAAATGGCAAATTCCTATTGTTCAACCAATTCAATTTGAACGAAATGATAACCTTCCTATTGATCCTTATTTATTAGGTTTAATTTTAGGGGATGGACATCTAACTAAATCATCTTGTGTATTTACAGTACATAGTGATGATTATGATGAATTATTTGGTGGTTTCAATTTAAGTGAAAATAAACAAATTGACAACAAAAGAAAGGGAAATAAATTTATTGGTAGAGACATATTATGTAATCTTAAATTAAATGAGTCTCGTTCACACAATAAATTTATACCAGAAATATACAAATATTCATCAATTGAAAATAGATTATCTATACTACAAGGGTTAATGGACACTGACGGTCATTGTATGTATAATGAACAAGAAAATTTTTCAGGAACCGAATACTCAACAATTTCAAAACAACTTTGTGATGATGTTGTTGAGATTGTTCAAACATTAGGAGGTATTGCGAGAGTTAAAACTCGTATTCCGACATATACATATAATGGTGAAAAAAAGAAAGGTCAGTTATCATATAGGGTTAATATTAAACTACCAAAAGGAATGAACCCTTTTAGATTAAAACGAAAAGCTGAAAAGTACATTGAACCTATAAAATACCCAACTGGTAGATTTATTAAAAATATTGAAAAAGTTGGATTTGAAGAAAGTGTTTGTATTTCAGTAGACTCTCCCGATAAACTATATGTGACCGAACATTGTATTGTTACACATAATACAACATCTACAATTATCGCATCCTTAGAAACAGGATCAAAAAAAATATTAATTGTTTGTCCCGCATCACTTAAAATAAACTGGCAAAGAGAAATTGAAAACTATTCAGATCGTTCTGTTTTTATTTGTGAAGGAAAAAAATTTTCAACCGAACATGATTTTGTGATTATCAACTACGACATACTAAAGAACTTTCACGATCCAAAAAGTAAGGAACCAACCTTATTAGAACAATGCAATTTTGATTTAGTTATTTTAGATGAAGCCCATATGATTTCAAATGCACAAGCCCAAAGAACAAAAATCATAAATAGTTTTGTAAAAAAAATTAATCGAGTGTGGTTATTAACGGGAACACCAATGACTTCACGACCCATGAATTATTACAATCTTTTGAGTATCATCGAAAGCCCTGTAGCACAGAATTGGATGGCCTATGCCATTCGATACTGTCAAGGGTATCAGTTTAAGGCAGGAAATAGAAAAGTATGGAACGTAACAGGAGCGTCTAACTTAGAAGAGTTAAGAGATCGGACCTCAAAACAAATTCTTAGAAGATTAAAAGAAGAAGTTTTGGATTTACCCGATAAAATCATTACACCTGTTTATTTGAGATTACAATCGAAAGAATATGAAAATTTAATGGGTGAATATTATGATTGGTATGATAAAAATCCTGACGAATCTTCATCACTTACCGTACAGTTTTCAAAATTAATGAAAGTTCGAAAAGTAATTGCAAATGAAAAAACAAAACAAACAATTGAATTTGCGGAAAATATTTTAGAACAAGAGAAAAAAGTTATTATTTTTACCAACTTTACAGACTCACTTCGAACAATCTACCATCACTTTAAAAATCAAGCGGTTTATTTGGATGGTAGTTGTTCTAACTCAGTTCGTCAACAAGCCGTCGACTCATTTCAAAATGACGATAAAATAAAAGTTTTTGTTGGTAATTTAAAGGCGGCTGGTGTTGGTTTAACATTAACATCTGCTGAGGTTGTTATTATAAATGATTTATCATTTGTTCCTGCAGAACACGCACAAGCGGAAGATAGGGCATATCGTTATGGTCAAAAATCAAACGTGTTGGTTTACTATCCTTTATATGAAAATACAATAGAGGGTGTGATTTATGATATTTTGAATAAGAAAAAAGAAATTATCAGAACCGTGATGGGTGATCAAATACCTGAAAATGTTGGTGATGTTGTCGAGGAAATATTAAACCTAATTAACAAAAGGTGATATTTATTTAGAAATAAATAAATTATGCCAACAAAATTAGATCAGGACCAAATTAGTGGGTTGAGTGATGAACTTAGTTCGTTAGATTCAATAGATGAATCATTAGAAACAAAAATTTTACCAGAAGATTCAATAAATGATCAAATAGATGTTGATTTACAAGGTCAAATTAATAATCTTAAAACTACTATGTTATCTTTAGTTTTTGAAAATAAATTGAACGTGATGATCAATGGGTCGGATTTATTTGCAATAACACCCACTGAATTTGCGATACCCGTAATTTCAACAACATGGGATTGGCATCTTAATACGGAGATTATTTCTGGCGAAACCTCAAGTTTTTATAGACCTATGATAACAGGTAATTATAAAACGTCTGTAAACTACATAACAAATTTAGGACAATATGTTTTAGAGTCCGATTCTACATTCTTCGAAGTTTCGAAATAATATGAAAGTATCTATCAATTACGAAAATAAAGATTTTAGAAAACATTCTGACTTTGTTAATAAGTTTATTAAACTTCTACAAAGAGAATTTCCGTTAAAAAATGATTTGGAAATATTCTTTTTAAATCAAAAAAAAGGTGCTATGTCAACAGGTAGTAGAAGGTCTGATAACGTTATTAAGGTCTTAGTTGGTGATCGAATGAATAGAGATATCATGAGAACCTTAGCTCACGAATGGATTCACGAACATCAAATGGATGTTTTAAAAAGAGAAAAAGGACCAAACATTGGTGGTAAAAATGAAGATGAAGCAAATGCCTTTGCAGGAAGACTTGTTAAGATGTTTGAGAAAGAAAACCCTGATCACGAACCAAAAATGTATGAAAATAAAGGAATTCAAAAAAAATTAAATTTATTAAACGAATCTATTCTTTTAACTGAAAAATATGAAATAGAAAAAACTCTAATAAATGAAATGAAAAAAATTGGTATTGAAAAATTACCATACTCATATTCATCACTATCTAGGTTTATAGATTCTAAAACAATGGACGTACATTATAATAAACATTATATAGGGTACGTCGATAAGTTGAATAAAGAATTAAAAAATAAAAATGGAAATCTTGAGCTCGATGAAATAATAAAATCGATCAGCAAGTTCAATGATAAAGTGAGAAACAACGCCGGAGGCGCCTTCAATCACGCATTGTTTTGGAAAATGTTATCACCAAAAAAACAAAAACCAAGAGGGAATGTTTTAAAACAAATCAACAAAGATTTTGGAAACATCAAAAGAATGAAGGATGAGTTTAATCAAGCTGCTAAAGATAGATTTGGTTCTGGTTGGGCTTGGTTATATTTGACTAAAGATGGAAAATTAAAAGTTATGTCCACAACAAATCAAGATAATCCTTTGATGGATATTGTTAAAGGAGGTGGGTATCCTGTTTTGGGTCTTGATGTTTGGGAACACGCCTATTATTTGAAATATCAAAACAAACGGGATGAATACATTAAAAAGTTTTGGGATGTTGTTAATTGGAATTTTGTTGAAGAGTTATTTAATATGAAAGCTAAAAACAAAGAATCGAAAGGATCTTTAATTAGTGAGTCAAAAAAAACTGAAGGGTCTATAATTGATTATTTATGTGGATTCGCAACCAAAAGAAAGATCGAGAACTCACCATATTGTAGATTAAAAAAAATTAAAGATGATATGACCGATGAGTTTTTGAAAAACTCTTTAGAAAAAAGTATTATTATTTTAGATAATTTTTTTAGAAATAAAAATGTTGGTGTATTTCCTGCAATTGTAAATTTAGCACTTAAAAATGAGGAAAGAGTTGTAAGTTATTTAAATCTAATTGCCCTATTTATAACTGATGAAGATTATAATGATGACGTAACTAAAAAGACTCTTAATAAATTTAGAAACTCAACAATTGTCCCTAATGATATATCTGATATAACAGATACCGCAAAATTAAAAGAGTATCAAAAATATGAAAAAAGATTTGAGGGTAAATTTTTTAAATATAAACCAACTAATTTGAGATTGAATTATCATTGCAGTGATGATACAAAAGAAAAACTAATCGACACTTTAATGAAAATACACAATAAAGAAGAAACTATTGATTATCATTTTTTTAGGATCGTTGGGTGCATATCTCAATCATTTAAATCAGGTTCGTATTATATTAAATCAGATTTAGAGTCTATTGAAGATTTAAAAAATGAGGATGGAGAAGTTATTTTCCCTAAAGGATCTTTATTTGAGGTAAAAAAAATGGACCCATTTATTGATAGTTATTTATCTGAATTCTTTTCAATTTTTAAACAAAGTTCAATATCGGATAAAAAATCTGTTGTAGGTGATCTATATAATAATTTAATAGATAGAATTTATAATTGGTTGATTAAAAATGCAACGTCAAAAGATTATCTAACTAAAGTTAAAAATCAAATGTCAGGGATTATTTATGATGACGACTTCATTGTACCAATCGAATATATTGAATTGTATTGGTCGAACAAAGGTCAAAAAGGTTGTGACGAGAAAAGAATATCAATTAGGTTTAGAATAAACCCTGAATATAGTAAAATTGTTGGATATAAATTCATAGATGACGATACGTTAAAAACCGTAACGTTAAATGTTCCTTCGTCAGAAAAACAACTTGTTATTTGTACTGAAAATAAATAATAAAGTTATTAGATATTTATAAAAAAACAATCACATGGCAGTTATCAATGAACCAGAAAGAAGTCAGTTTTACCAAAAAGTTAGACACTTATTGGGTGCTCCGTTAAGATCTGTTGAGTTGGAAGATGAAATGATGGATACTCTGTTGGAGTATACAATTGACGATTATTCACAATACGTTCAAGACTGGTTAATAGAGTCTCAATGGACTTCACTCTATAATTTAGATTTGGATACACAATCATTATCAAAAGCCTTTTTAACTAAAAGTTTAGATTTCGAAACAAGGTATACTTATGCATATTCTAAGATAGTGGGTTTACAAGCGGGAGGTGATTGGGTCTTAAAAAAAGATTATGTACAATTAGTCCCCAATCAACAGATATATGAAATACCTGCAGGTAGAGAACTAAATGAAGTACTTTGGTTTACGCCACCAACTTTAAATAATTTATTATTCGACCCTTGGGCTTTTGGTGGTATTGCAGGTGGTGGTATATCAGGACCTGCAGGATATGCTCAAGTTGGTAATATGTCGGGTAGTTACTTTTTAATGCCGGCATTTGACATGTTACTCAGAATGCAAGAGATTAATATTCAAAAAAGAATAATAGCTGGTGAGTTAACTTACAGAGTTACTGCATTACCAGGAGGTAAAAAAGCATTACACTTAATGAACACACCAGGTGGTAAATTTGACTTTGGTAATTCAGAATTAATGCAAGGTAGAGTTTGGTATTGGTATTACGACATTGATGGTGGTGATAGAGACCAATGTTTGAAAGATAATCCTGATATTATTAAATTACCATCTGATGTACCTTTTGAAAAAATTAGTTGGTACGAGTTAAATAATCCCGCACAAATATGGGTTAGAAGATGGTTTACGGCATATTGTAAAGAAACTTTAGCAAGAGTTAGAGGTAAATTTTCAGGTAGTTTAAAAACTCCTGATGGGGATTTGACTATGGATTACGCCGCTCTGGCAACTGAAGCTAAAGATGAAAAAACAAAATTAATTGACGAGTTAATTGGTACGGAGGGTAGATTAACAAGACTTCGTCCTGAAAAAATAATGGAAAGAGAATCTTTATTAGCTGAAAACCTAAATAAACAATTAAAGTTTAGAGCTATGCCTAAACAAATATATGTTATATAATATGTCGATTTTCACTGGAAGACCAACAAGAAAAACAATAATTAGAGGAGACAGATCATTTGTGTATGATACTCATGAAACTGCGGTTATTAGCGAGAATTTCTACGCTACAAATGGTGAAGAATTAATAATTGTTAAAGATGTTAATCAATCAAAAATAAAATTAAATTCTTTAACTACGGAAATTGTAACAATAAAAACACTGACAAGTGTGACTATTATACCCGACATTGGTCGAATAGACGAAGATTGGGATGAAATTTCACTATCAAGAGGAGCTTGTATCAATTTTAGATTTGTGTCAGGAACTTGGTATATATTATCTAGTGATGGTATTAAACTTGACTAAATCATTTTCGGGAACGTATCTTAACATACTATTATCCGCTAACTTATACATGTGATATGGAGTTTCACCAACTCTATTCCAAAACGACATTTCTTCATCCGATATTTCCATAACATCTTCTAACTTATCTTGATCTTCTTCATGAAAAGGTTGTCCATTGATTAGTTCACATTGATCTTTAGTGAAGAATGGTCTGTCCTCAGGGTTTTTAACTAACAATCCGTTTCTAACTACTTGTTTAAACACTACAAGTAATGGTTCCACTCTTTTGTTAAATGTTGCGATTGCTCGTTGGATGTTATACTGACCTTTCATAATTGGGTTATTTTCTAAATCCGAAGGGTCAATACGATAACAATTAAGTTGTATTATCGACTCTAAGTTATCAGGAATAGATCCACCATAAGTATTAATATGTTCTTTAGACCATCCTTTCTTTGGTTTATTAACTTTCTGAACATCACCGTGTGAAGTCTTAGTTCCGTTATTTACATAAAAGATTACATCACCAAGATTTACATTGAGACCTTCTTTGATAGCAAGTTCCATATGTGCTTGACGAGACATTAAACTTCCTGCCTTTGTTGTTTGTTTACTAAGAATAATATAGTCATCAATACTTTGTTTTACTTTTGCTTTGTTTGCAATATCCAACAAAGGTATTTGTAAATCAAATATCTGTTGTAAATATTCATAATAATACTCAACAAATTCTTGGCCTTCACCATCTAAAAGAAGTTTGATCCCTTTATCTAAGAACTTCTCAATATAAATTGGCATTTTCTTAGATTTAATTGAGTTTCCTGTAAGTTTAATTTTACCTTTAGAGGTTATAAGTGCGTAGTTTTTACGAGATAAGTTAATGCACGCAGGCCATTGTCCGTCGGCATCAAGAGCCATCTCACCTCTCATCGCAAGATCATTAAATTCCATCACATCTGCTTCTTCACCAATATATTCTTTACCTTCTTTTACCTTCCAATTCAGACCTTTACCAACATATCGTCTTTCCTCAACACCATCAGGAACAGAGAAGTTAATACCGTCCGTGTCCATTACAAGAGGTGTATATCCACGATCCATAAAGAAGTTAATCATCATACGAAGATACTGACGACCTGTACAAGTAATCATCTCACCCTTGTCCATATCACCCCAATGAAATACTTGTGGGGCTGACAAGGATCCAAACATTGAGTTTATGAAGATCTTAATTGGTAATTGTTTACGGTCATAAGAAGTTGATTTCTTTTTGTCTATTGTCGCATACTCCTCAGCAAGTTGTTTGTATTTGATACGAGTGTTACGGAAGTAAGACAATAAACCTTTCATTGCACCTGTCACATCACATTCGGGGAATACATCGTGAACCAACTGAATGGACGGATATAGAGACGAGTAGTCAAGTTTTAATACGTTCTTGGAGTATCCTGTTCGAATCAAACGGGAAAGTCCTCCTACAAAGTTCCCTTTGTCATTCTTCGCGGGAATTGCAAGTCCATGTTTATAAGACCATGCCAACATCAACATTTTCCATAATGTTGCCGTTCCCATCGTTGAAACTCTTTCATATGTTGTTGGAAGAAGTGATGCCAACAAAAACGAACCTTGGTTGAATTCTTCGTCAACCAATAGAGTTTCTTCAAGGTCATCGTCAAGATAACGCTCAATAATGTCGTCCCCAGTTGTTTTCAAATATACATTTGAGTGTCTCGAACAAACCTCATCAATCTTTGTGTCTACACCAACTTTCTTGTATTTACCATTTTCAATGTTTAACCAATACTCTTCTTTCTCACGATACATCGATCCGATTTTATTATGTTCAACATAAACACGATCAGGAGCCTCAGCCTCAATATATTTTGTAATATACTTCAAACCAGCTTCTTTGATGTTTGAGTTGATGGCTTGGGCTCTTCTAACAGAATGTAAAATGTCAATAATGTTATAACCCCACATTTGAGTTTGAGTAAATTTCTCTACCTCGTTTGCAAGTTTCAACATGGACTCTTTTTGTGAAATAGATTTCGCAGGGTTTAAAGATTTTGCAACTCGTTTGATATCAATATTCAAGATTTTACATCTTTCATAAATCCAATACCAGTCGAAGTTGAATGAGTTGTATCCTGAAAGAATTGATGGTTTTTGTTCTTCTATTATTCTAAAGAACTCCGTAATACCTCTTCGTTCTTCATCTTCGTTAGTGCACTCAATAACTTTTTTGAATCCTTTGTTTGTTTTGATTCCAATCATGAAGATACGACCATCCTTGGGTTCAAGTGAGGTCGTCTCAAGGTCGAATACCATCCTCGTGATGTCATTGTATTCCTCGAATCCTTTGAATAGTCGTTTTTCTTTTGAGATAAGGTATTGCTCAACAGGGGGAAGAACCATGATAAGGTCTCTTACATTTTCACCCCAAGGATCAACTCCACCTTCTCTAAAAAACTGAATAAGGTTTCTATAACCTTTCATGGACTTAACAAGAAATGTTAATCCATTATCTAAACGCTCGTTTTTGTCAGTTCGTAGTTTTTCTATAATGATACCATGTTTTGTCATGGCTTCTTTCTGTAGAGCCTTAGATTTAGAATAAAAATTTAGATTTCGTAAATCTCCGACCCAAGCAAAAGATATTAATGTATCTTTTTGGATTCGTTTTCCTTTACCAGGAACTTCTTTGATTTTAAAAATTTTGTCGGATAAGTAATCGTATTCTACGGATACGATAAATTCTTCAGGATCATTTCCCTGAAGAAATTGTTCAATTTCTTCTTGTGATATCATGGTTATTTACTTTTGGTGTATTAGCTGTCGAATAAGGTCGACATTTACCTTCGTAAATAAATATAGAAGTAAAAATTACCTAAATCAATCAACTATTTTAATTTTTAAGAGTTAATATTTACGATAGTTAATACATCCGAACCATCATAGTAAGATAATCTTTGTTAAGATATTGTGTTTAAAAACAAATCACAATTGTAATTTCCGTAAACAGGTGTCGCACTTGTAAAATCCGTATAACTTAATGAAAACTTAATATTGTTAAGTTGAAAAAAGTCCGCAATCGTATTAGAATAAAATCCATCGGCAATCACATTATTATAAAAATATTCACCAATCGTGTTATTGTGAAAATAATTTCCAATTTCATTACCTTGACTAGTACTGAACCCATAACCAAAACGGTCACCAATATTGTTGTTCTCAAAGTAGTTTCCTATTTGGATATACCCAAAAACACCTAAAATTGTGTTACCTTGAAAGTAATTACCTACTTTATTTCCATTAAAATTATATGAACCAAAATTAGTCGGGTCGTCCATTGTGTTTCCGTCAAATATTTCACCAATAACATTTTCATAAAAGCTTAAGTATATTCTATTATTATTATAACCACCACCAATTATATTCCCATAAAAATTAAAATAAGTTTTATTATTATTGAATCCATTTGCAACTTCGTTTTTATAGAACTGACCGTTTATAATATTGTTATTGTATGCATTTCTAATTTAGTTATTTTGAAAATCTCCATTAGTTATTACATTATTTTCAAATTGGTTACCTATATCATTTCTATAAAATAATCCATTAATAATTGTATTATTATTAAAATCATCCCCAACTCTGTTTCTTTGGAAATTAGCGGTAATGTAATTATTGTGAAAATTGTTACCAATTAAATTATCATCAAAATCGTCATCTGTGGTATTATTATAAAATAAATTACCAATTATGTTATTTGAACAATCGTCATCAAATGTATTATTAAAACAAGAGTTTCCAAATGTATTATTTACATAGGACAGATTTCCATAAAATACATTGTTGGACAAAATAAAAGAATTATTATTTAAGTTATCTGTGTTGGCGTAATTACCAATAAAATTATTTATCACAATATCTGATGGTTCGCCAAAAGTTAAATACTCGACAAAACTTTCCGTATCTCCTGTAAAATTAGTTTGTTTGTAATTCAAAGATTTATAACCTAAATCATTTGCCGGTAAATTTGAGGTAATTCCCGTAAAATTCAAATTTAAATTAGATAATGTTACATTTATGTCTGATGGGTCGATAAAAGATAAATAACTATTTACAACATTTTGAATTTGAACATTTGTAGTTTTAACTCCACCAGCAATTGCGAATAATAAATAATGTATTTGAGTGACTCCTATTAAGTTAGAAATAGTATCTATATCGTCTTCGGTTGAAAAATCGATATTGTGTGTAATACTTTCGTCAATTGTGTTTACGATATAGATATGGTTTACGGATGGATCTTGAGCATCTTAAACTGATTTAGTGTAAACAGAATAATCAATCCCACCAAAAGTTAAAGTATAATCATGAATATCCGCCTGACCATCTCTATCAGAACCTAAATTACCATCTATTTCAAAATCTGTAATTGCAATATCATAAGCACTCATCACAAACAAACCAGACTAACAATTTGTAAAATAAGTAGATTCTAAATTAAAATACGAGTCCCCATTTTCTGTTATTATTAGATCAACCAAAATCTCAATTGGGTTGTTGGAATTGGCGTGGGGGTAGGAGTTGGTGTTGGTGTATTAGTAGGTGTTGGTGTTAGGGTTAAAGGATAGGTTTTAGTTATTTGCCAAGTTGAGTCACTTGGGAAAACAATAACATTACCGAATGCATCTTCTCGATTTAAGTTATCAAAATTTTCGTCCAAAGTTACGATCGTAGTTCCAATGATGTCTCCTGTATTTATAGTAACTCCCGTAAAAATAGAAATACTATTTCCAGTGTACGTCCCTAAAATGTGATTGAAAAACATTGCAGTTTCTTACTCAACATTTTTATTAGATTCTAACACATATGTTATTTTAACCGATTCTGAGTCTATAATTGCATTTAATTCTTATATCAATGGTGATGGAGTCGGACTCGGTATCGGTGTTTCTGTTGGTATCGGAGTTGATGTTGGTATCGGTGTTTCTGTTGGTATCGGAGTTGATGTTGGGGTTGGGCTAATAAGAATCGGTCCAGGATCAACACAACACGGAAAATCAACTACATAACAACTCTCATATTCCAAATCATCGGCAATAAAACTTTCTTGAACATTGATGAATAGTTCATCCCTTATTGGTAATATTAAAGTACCTTGATCATTTCTAAAAAGAAATTGTCCTACATATCTTCCTGGTTTGTTTGTATCCTTAGGTGTGAATTGATAATAAACATAATATTCAGGATCAGCATTGGGTTCTATTAATATTTTTTCTACAAACCCTGCGGGTCTTGTTGATATTTTTGGAATTCCAGTTTCAGTATTGACCATTGAGAAAAATATTGCACTTTCCTCAATAAAATCCATCATTTTGTTATAATCACTACGACCATCCTTTACTACTTGCATTTTTAATAAAGGGAGAGTTGCATTTTTTTTAATAAAGAATTCCATCAATAGTTTTCTTTATAAATATTACAATTAACATTCTTTTCTCTCTTCGGACTTATAAAAATCAAATCTATTGTGTTCTGTTGGTGTCATTAGTAACACTGATGAATTGATTCTACCTTTGATAGTTTGTTGATAACAATAAGACATTAGAGTTTGCTCATACGGATGAGTAAACTTTGTTTCTAAATAACACTTGAAATTACCTTCTTTTGACATTATAATTGGCCAATTAGAAAGATAGATTTCGCCATTTGCGTATGGAACCCCATTTAATGATTTTATATTTATAAATTCTAAATTTGGACTATTTGAGTCTTGTCCATGTGTTGGTAAATGTGAGTTGTTAGGCCAACGTTTTTCTCTGATACTTTGTGGTACATTGTACCAAGACCATTGTTTTTCATGACTACCAAAAAATTCTGTATAATTAAATTTTAAAAAATCAAAGTTTTCTTTTTTCATGATTTCTAAAATTTTGTTATATAAATTTGGTACATATCGGTTAAAACCATTTTTACATGTACCTTCTTTTCTGTTGTAGAATAACATATCATCTTCAAAAAACATGTAATACTCTAAATCTGTTTTATCAAAATGGTCCGCAATAAAAACACGACCACCAGTGATTCCAAGATTATCTTTTTTAATGTGAGTAAAACCATATTGATCACAAAATTTTTGATATTCCTCTGTGGTGGATAAATCAGTTGAATTGTTTAATAAAAATTTTTCAGTTTTTTCTAAAAAATTAGAGTCGTAATCATACATCGTATTGACTAATGTCTCGAATTGCTTTGGGCTATTAAATGTTATAACATATAACCCAACTTTTCCTTTTGAAGATTTTTTTATAGTTCTTTTTTTTGTGGTATTTTTAATCTCGACATTATTGTTTTTTAAATTTACGAAAAATGTATATAAAAGACCATCAGAATTAATTTCAAAATAATCAATCATGTATGGATGATTATATAATAAAATAGTAAATAAACTTTCTTCAGTACCCATTAATCCTTTAGATAGTGTATCACCCATCAAGTTATAGTAACTCGTATTTAAAGGTTCTATCATGTGTTTAGGGCCACCAAAAAATCCACCTCTTGCAACTTTATCTACTTTGGCGTTTGCATATTCGTTCATTTTTGAATATTCGAATCCATGTATTTCATTATTTGCATGATACGGAAAACATATGAAAGTAAAATTTTCGAATTGGTCTACTTTTTCTAATATATTATCGTGAGTAAAATAACCCATATTTACGGTATTTGCCAAACCAGCGTCAATCCAATATAATTTTTCAGAAACAAATTTATCTAAAATTCTTGCATCGTT